GCACTTGTGGCTGGTGAGTTGGCGGTCGGCTGGTGCTACACCCTCACTGAGGAACTCAACGTAACCGCGTCGAGTGAAGGGTTGCATGTGGGCAATAAATGCTGACTGGGTGAACGGCAGGAAATTGACCCACTCAACCTGGGAACTCAACCATCGCGCCCACAACTCAAACCTCGAGTCGTAGTGCTTCCCGACAATCAACTGAGGTCGCAGAAGTCGTGTCTGAACCGATCGCAACTCATTCTCAAGGGTACTGGCCGGCACGACTGGGAACGTGTCGGCGAAACTGATCCCATAATGCCCAACTCCTGCACGCGTGTTTCCCATACTCGAAGTCTCAACTTTCAAGGTGGCGTTCTCCTCCACTTTAGCTTTTGACGGGACGCATTGGATGGTGTTAAGGACAGTCGGTAGTGCCACTATGGCCCCGACCTGTACCCACAAACCAGCATTATACATTTGCACAAACGTATTCAAATGCACGCCGAAATGGGCACCAATGAGGTCCAGCAAGAAGTGGGTAGCCATCACTGTGAACATCCCGCCACCTTGCCGTAGATACCAAGTGGAGCCGAGGTGGTAGGTGAACGTGGCAAACCCGTGGGCAGGGCCACGTGCAAACGCGGCAAATGTGTCTAACCCCGGAACCCACATACCGGCGTCAAAACGCTTGAACCCATCCTCCACCAGAATAGCGGCAATGGTCATGGTGACCATTTCTGCAAACAATCCTGGGTAATGACACGGGTGGTTGTAATCATACGGACTGACATATTCGACAAAATTGCACGCACCAAGATATGCGGCGAATGGTAATTCAGCCACAACGCTAGAGGTGGTTCTGGTTATTTTGGTCCACCACTTCATACGAGGTGTCAGCGTATAGGCCACAGTTCCAAGCACGCCAAGCGATGCAAGGACAAGAAAGGGCTGGATCATGTCGCGAAGGGCGGCCAAGTCAACGACACTAAATGAGCGCTTAACGTTGTTGTTGAACATGATTCGCCAGGACTTGGCCACCTTGGCCGCCTTATCAAGATAAGTGGGGCCATACTCCTGCCAAAGAATAAACAGCCATGTATCCAAAACCATCGCTTTCCCGGTCTCAGTCAGGCTGCTATACTTGGTGTCTAAGGCCAGCTGTCGCTTCACAGTGGCTATTCCCACTTCTCCGTATTCTTTGCCCATGATCAGGGTTTGAATGGAGGCAGCCAAGGGCTTCGTTATCCCCGCAACGCCACCAGTTGTTTCTGCAAGCAACTCGCTTTCCGTTGCCCAGATCCGCCCAACACCGGGGTAATGGTTCTCAACCTCACCTTGCGTGACCGGTGCCAGCATGGCCTGTCGCAACGTCAGTGGTGGTTGTAACCTGTCAACCTTGGGTCCAAAGAGCACCCGATAGACATAGGTGCAGCCAATCACGCGTTTCAGAACCGGGGTGACTTGATACGCACCGACGTATGAACAACTAAGGTCCAACCAGTGCATTGGGTCATGCACATAACAAGGGCTGTTTCCTGCCACCTTTGTCTCCACCTGATCGATCGCTCGGTGCGAGTACTTAGCCTCATCGTCCTTGGTGGCAAAACTCCCGTACGCTCGCGGGAACTTGTGGACGGTCATCCACCATTCCTCAACGACTGGATTGTTTGAAAAGTAATTCTCAATTTCTAGCAACGGGATGTAAACGTGATGAAACACTTTTATCTTATACTGCGTCTGCGTGGCATCCAGCTCCGTCCGCGTGTTGAACTGAGCATCCTGTAAGCGGTCACCATCGGCACCTGTGTACATTGCACGGGCATGGGCGGCGTAAGGATCATGTGATCGCATCTCACGGGCGCTTGAAGACACTACGAGGCGCGACTTGCCTGCCAACTGACCAGCGACGAACGCAATGGCGAGCTGGCTCTCGGTTCGCAGTTGTTTGTGGAGCAGATTTGTGGTGTCAAACTCCACTTTGGCGCCTTCAG